GTATAAGACGAGTTAGCAAAACCTGTTGTGGCCGTACCATCAGCAGATGTCAGGGAGTCATGGATGTAGCCTTGAGAGTTAAACTTTGTAATTCCAAACAGTTGAGAGGCTGAATAAGAAGTGCCATCTGCAACACCGCTAAACAAGTCATCAAGAGGGATGCGATACTTTGATCCTGTTTTGGTTTGGGCAATCGTATTGTTGTTGTATGCCGATTTATATTGGGTCCAGAAGAAACCAGAGAATGTTTGTGTTTGTGGGTTGCTGATAGGGCTGATGTTGTTGACGGTCCAATCGTTAGATCCAGCGGCGTCATAGCCGAGTGCTGCTGCGCTGCTGTTATCCGCGAAATCAAGGTGGAAACCGTTGGTGCCGATATTGCTGGTGTTACTGTCTATAAGAATAACTCCGTCAATTTCCACGGCGCTAAGACCGTAAGAGCCAGTATTGGCACTCTTGACTTCTAACTTTGATAAAGATCCGCTGTAGCTATACGATTCCCATCCGGGTGCAAGAGAGCCTGTGCCTCCTGCGATTTCGGTTGTGTCATTTATCCTTATGTATCTCTGGCCCGATCCAATACCATTCCAATACAATCTAATTGTGCTGGTTACAGAAATAGACGCTCCGCTAAATAATGTGTCGTATGTCGCGTCGTGAGTATCAGAGTCCCCGCCTCTTGTAGATAAATTTCCATCAAATACGCCAGTTACCCCGTCATAGTCGCCAAAACCTGAGGTGCTAGTTGTGCTACTCCAGACAGTTCCATCGTTGGGCGATGCAGAAGGGGTGTATGTAATCGGTTGCCAGATACCGTTGTCGTCAAACTCACCGAAGCTGGTGGGGTCTAATGCTTGACCGTCGATGAAGTGAACGTCCGCGAGGTAGCCGGAGAGATAAGTCCCAGCAAGGGTAGTAATCTTGCCGATGTTATGCTCCCCTGTACTATTAACAGCACTGTCTGTATTCTGAGCTGGGTAGTTGGCTGCCGAAAAGGAAGTAACTTGGGCTCCATTAATATAGACTTTTATGCGGTCTGATGCAGTGGCCTGCGTGCTGTCATACGCAAGAACAATGTGATACCACGCGGAAACATCTCTAAATAGCTGAGCCGTAATTAGCGTGCTGCCCTCGTACCAAAGTAGCGTGCCATTGGCCTGAAATGCGAAATAGGAAGCTGCAGTAGCCGAAAAAAGTGTGTTGTAAGCATCAGTTAAGTTGCTCCGCTTCACCCACCCCGCCCAAGTCCACGTCTTGCGGTTGCCGACTGATGCGGGGGTTCTGGATAGAAAACTGCTGTCGGCTGAGTTGAACCTCAGGCTCCTTTCAATGGCGTAGCCGCCGCCACCTGCTGCTTGCCCACTAGAACCTGCTAATATATTATTAAAGACTGCCATAATCAGTAATTCCCAGTCCAGACAACTTGGATCTCACCGCTAGCACGGATCACATAATCAACACGATCAGTCTTTGAATTAGTAGCTGTAATAGTCGGTGCAGTACCACCAGAGAAGAGATAAGCAGCAGCCCAACCACCAACGGTGTAAGGACCACCACTTGCGGGTTGAGCAATGAAGATAGAACCAGACTGACCAGCAGTTGCATTGGTAGCAGTGATGCTAGTTACGTTCTCAGATAGTTCAATGTAGAAGTTATTAGAAGCGTTGAAGTCAACATCAACAACACCAGAAGTACTGGTTAGCGTTGTGATTTCACCGCGTTGACCTGCAGTAAAGGTTTGGGCAGTACCAGTCACAGCATTATCTGCAGGAATAGTAGCCTGAGTGCTAGTAAGGGCACCTCCCTCTACCACATATGTTTTATTCTCATCGGTAGCGTATACAATCTCACCTTCCTGAAGGTCCAGGATGGAAGCATTAAGGTTTGCGTAAGTACCCCGTGCAATACGAATAGGAGTACGAGTACTAGGTGTTGGCATCAGAAGGAACCTCCGTCAAGTGTTTGAGTAGTGTTAATAGTGCTAGAGCCATTATCAAAGTTACCACCATCGGTAACAAGAACGCCAGAATCATCTGTCCAGCTAAGAGTACCTACACCGTCAGTAGTCAGCTTTTGTCCAGATGTACCAGCTGTTGCGGGTAGGGTGTAAAGCGTGCTTTGAGCTAAACTGCTAGGAGCTTGAATAGCAATAGCTTCAATCTCACTATCTTCTAGCAAGACCAATTGATTCCGTACATTTACGTTTTCAATCTCTACGTTAGACGTAAAGACTGCTGAACCAGTAGAATCAATGGTAATAGCAGCGGTACCACCTGTTGCAATACCTAACTCATTAGCACCAGGACTGTAGATACCTGTATCAGCATCACCAGTAAACCTTAGTGATGGTGCTGCAGCTGTACCAGTGGAAAGGATAATGTTATAACCGTTAGCATCTAAATCACCACCAAGTTGAGGTGTTGTATCATCGACAACTTCACTAGGTAATGCATCGACGTATGCTTTAGTTGCAGCGTCTTGTGCATCAGTAGGATTAGCCAAATTAACAATCTTATTGTTCAAGGCATCCAACTGTCCACCAAGTTCAGGTGTAGTGTCAGTTACAACGTCAAATGCGTATGAACCTGCACTAAAGTTGATGAATCCAGTACGTTGATCAACTTCAAAGAAGTCACCAATCCTGAACTTACCGTTTTGATCAGTAATAGCAGTCCAGATTTTACCACCGTTACTTTCTACGATTTGCTTAGAATCATCAGGTACACCACCATTCTCAGGCAATGCAGAGTAGTTAGTACCGCTACCTACATACTCCATCGTATGACCGCTAGAAGCAATCTGAGAACGAAGGAAGAATGTTGCGGTTGCAGGAGTTGTTACATCTCCATTTAAACCTAGGTTCTCACTACGAAGACTAGGATTAGGACGGCTGATGGTTACATCCCATCCAGCACCATTAGCAGTAGCAGAAAGGATTGGATAAGTAACACCATTCAAAGTAACAAGCATGTTACCTTGTGGACGTGTCGCTGAACCGTGCCAACCTGCTGCAGCGGTAGGAGCATCAATGGTAAAAGTAATATCACCGCTAGTAGCATTAGTAGACAAAGCTGCACTAAAGATTGCAGTGGTAGATTTACCATTAGCAACCAATGCCTCATCACCAAAGTCAGTGGTAGAAGCAGCAAGGTTAGCTTGACCACCATTCAATGCTTTGATGTGGTACTTGTTAAAGAAGGCGTAGCTACTGGTACACTGGGCATAACCGTTGTTAGTAACAAGGATACCAGGACCATTCAAAGCGACGTGGGTGTAGCTATCAGCAACCATAGACCGCAAGGGACTATCGGCATGGACAGTAGCACCGTTAACCAGGAGACCACCACCAGTAGGAGCAGAATCAAGGTCACCTGCAGCACCACCAGCGGGGTTGTGTGCATTCAGATCACTGTTATCAATCTCACTATCAGAGAAGTTAGTACAATTCTGAATATAAGGAGACTTAGTAATGTAAGCGTTGCTATAGAATGCAGCGTTCCAACCTTGAATAACAGGTAGGCTAGAATCAACACTATTACCAGTACCAGTACCAGCTTTAACGCCAGTAAAAGTCAAGCTACTCAGATAACTACCACTGTTCAATTCAAACAGGTTATTTGTCTCAGTAGCAGGAGTTGGGTGTACAAGGCAGCTACGTAGAGCTTGACCGATAATAGAAACGTTACGGCGTTTGATTTGAATAGGTGCAATCTCCTGGTAAACACCAGCAGCAACTACAACAATTTGACCGTCACCATCACCAGTAACTTCAAGTTGGAAACCAGATCCACCGCCAGCTCCAAGATTAGCATCATCAGCAGATAGGATATCCCCAATGCTATAATTTTGAAGGGTAGCAGAACTAGTAACCGTTGCTGCAGTAACAATACCACTAGCAACAGTAATATTTGCTTGAAGACCAGTACCTGTACCACCAGTTAAAGGTACATTAGAATAAGTTCCGTCCGTATAACCAGATCCACCAGCTTTAATTGACGTATCAATTTCAGCGTTAATCTGGTTAATAGCAGCTTTAATCGTCTGTTTAGGTGCGCTAATACGGTGACCCGTGCTAGCATCATCACCAGTGGGATCAACGTAAATAACGTTAGTTTGTTCACGGAAGGCACCACCAGAGCTAATAGCAGTCCAGCCTGTACCATTCCAAATAGAAACAGTCAGATCATCGTCATTCTGCAACCAAGTCTTACCTACTTCCCAATCACTACCAGTAGGAGTAGCAACTTGAACAAGGGTATCAAAGCGGCGTGCAGCAGCAGAAGCAGTAAAGATGTTGGTATCAGCAGGAGCAGGAGAACCTGCATCTTGTTCTGCATAGGTAATGATCTGACTCTCTTTCAGACGGTCAAGATCAATACTATTAGCACCAAGACCAAACTCTACACCAAGATATGATTTGCTGAGAGTAACTCCTGTACCATCTGTGGTGATACCGTTTTGATTGTAAGCATCAAGAATCTCAGCATTCCTTGCATCAATAGCTTGAGTTGTAGCAATCTTATTATCGGCTGCAACCCAAGTCTCTGCAGAAGTAATGATATCCTCATTCTTTAGTCGATCAAGATCAACGGAGTTTTCAGCAATACCAAGAGTAATAGTACCATCACCATCATCAGTAACTGTAATACCAGTACCATCTGTACCAATATCGTTAGTGATAGCAGTATCAATGCGACCATCAACAGCAGCAGTGGTAGGTACACGATTATCATCGCTAACCCATGCCTCAGTGCTTTCTTGGGTTTCACCAGCTTCATCTTGGAAGCGTTGATCCATGGCAGCGGTGGTAGCGATTTGTGCGTCGCTACTCACCCATACCTCATTAGATTTAATAGTCTGAAGGTCTACATCCCAGGTGTTGTTCTTAATCTCTTGTACTGCAAAATTATTTTGAGTAAAATTATTATTTAGATCCTCTGCTTTAATAGCAGAACCAGGGAAGAATGTAGCCTTCAGATCATCAATGTTTGTATCACGATAGATACGAATCTCAACACCACTAGAAGGTGCAGTAGTAAAGCTAAGGGTGGTAGCGTTGGCAAAAGTAAATGCAGTTGTCACGACTCCATCAAGTGTTACCT